AAGCTAAGGAGGGCAAGTTTACTGGCTTTAGTGTTGAGGGATATTTTCAGATCACAGCAACAGATCGCACTATTGAATCAGAGATGATGGCACAGATATTCAAGGCATTGAATGATCTAAGTGGAACAATTAAACATAGTATAATTAAATAACAAACAAATGAACGAGAACTTCAAAAAAGTAATGGATGCAATTGCTGACATGAAAGCAATGTTTTCAACATCTGCTGAAGCTACTGAAACAACAGAAGCTCAAGCATTTGGTGAGGCAGTTTTGCTAGATGGTACAGCTGTATCATATGAGGGTGAACTAGCAGTGGGAACTACTGTATTTATTGTTGCTGATGGTGAGCAGATTCCAGCTCCTGAAGGCACACATGAATTGGGTGGTGAGTTTACTGGAATCAAGATCATAACAGATGCCAATGGTGTAGTGTTAGAGGTTATTGATGAGAGAGCAACAGAACAAGCAGCAAGCTCTGATGAGTTTGAAGCTATTGACATTGAAGAGATGCCCGCAGCACTAGAGAGAGCTACAGAGGCAATCGCTGCAACTTTGAACATTGAAATGGGGCAAGCCTATGACATTGCAACAGCAGTCATTGCAGCTATCAATGCAGAAGAAATGAAAGAAGAATCAATGAGTGCTGAGCAAGTAGAATCAATTGTGAATGCAAAGATGTCATCATTCTCTACAGCTGTAGAAGCTATAGGTGAAATGATGCAGACTATTGCTTCAGATAATGAAACTCTTCGCACTGAGATGGCAGCAATGAAAAATGATTTTGAATCATTCAAAGCAATGCCTTCTAACAGCACTACTGAAGGCGAGAAATTCGCTAGAACAAATAGCACATTGACATCACGTCAATTATTCCTTAAATCACAAATTAAATAACAAAGAAAATGAGCTTAAAAAAGTTTATCAAACAAAAATTCGACTATGATGTAGACGGATTAGCTGCTTATGTAGATGAGCAAAGAGAAGATCTAATCACTAGATCAGTAACTGAAGCAAAGACTTTACGTTACATCACAATTCAAGAAGGTATCAAAGGATCTGAAGAGATCAAATTGTTGGATGATACTTTGACTTATCAAGCTGGAGATTGCGAAATGACACCAGCTGGAGATACAGTATTCACTGATCGTGCAATTGCTGTTGAGACTCTTGGATACATGAAGAGATTCTGCCAAAAAGATTTGGCTGGATTCTGGACTCAATTGGCATTGCGCCCAGGTGCATCTGCTGAGGACAAAGAACTTCCTTTTGAAGCACAAATCACAAACTACCTTTTGAGCTTACATGCACTTGAGTTAGACAAATTGATTTGGAAAGGTAACAAAGCAACTGGTACTGGTAACCTTCAGTGGATGAATGGATATCGTCAATTCTTGACTACTGCTAATGGTGCTGTAAACCTTAACACTTCTGCAACTGCAAGCATTGATGCATCTAATGCTTATGATGTATTTTATGAGTGTTTCACAAATACACCTGAAGCTGTAGCTGAAGCTGCTGATTTCGTATGTTTCGCTGGCCGTGAGAACTTCAACTACTTGATGAAGAACTTGGTAGACCTTAATTTCTTCCACTATTCTCCAGCACAAATTGCTACAATGGAAGAGATTATAGTACCAGGTACAGATATGCGAGTGGTTAAGGTACCAGGACTTAATGGTCTTGATAATATCTACACTGGGAAAGCATCTCACTTTGTATTCGGAACTGACTTATCTTCTGACTTTGATAACTACGATTTGTGGTATTCTCAAGATGATGACGTTATCTATATCAGATCTAAATTCAGAGCTGGTGTACAAGTACCATTCTTGGATCAGATCGGAGTTTGGAACGGAACTGGATCACCTAACTAATTAACAAATATGGGGAGGCTTAGGTCTCCCCTAACTTAAAAAATACAGAAGAGATGGCATGTAATATGACAACTGGGTTTAATGACAGAACATGTACCAATGGAAAAGGTGGTATCAAATCTGTTATTTTGTTCCCAATAGGATCAATTGCAACTGGGCCAACATTGACAAACAATGAAATCACAACATTGACTGTCACTGGTGAGGTATTCCAGTACAAATTGAAATCAAATTTATCTAGCTACACTGCGCCTATCCGAGTAAACAAAGAGAATGGAACTTTATGGTATGAGCAATCTTTGAACATGATCCTAGCATCAGATACAAAGGAGCTTCGTGCTGAAATTCACTTACTTGGACAGAATGAAGTGGTAGCAATTGTTGAGAAAGCTGATGGTACTTATGTAGCATTAGGACTTGACGAAGGTCTACAAATCAATGATGGATCAGAATACACTTCAGGTGTTCTTAAATCAGACAGAAACGGACATTCAATTGTCTTGGCTGGTCTTGAAAACAATGAAGTGCCTGATGTAGCAGCTGGTATTGTAGCAACTTTGTTGACTCAACAGTCTCCAGTAGTTTAATCTACCTAATCAAACCAAATACTAGAAGGGAGAGGATGAGTATTCCTTTCCCTTTTTTTATTAAATTAGAGCCATGAAAATAGATCAGAAATTTATTGGAGCCAAAGTCAAGAGTAATCTATTGAATAGATACTTTGTGATTGAGGAAGGCAACGAGGAGTTATATATTAAACTAGGACTTTTGCATATCTTTGTAAATAGTGAGCCTAAAATAAAAATAATAAATGTTAAGACTCGAGAGATATCAGACATCAACACTGATAGTGACAGTAACGGAATATCAGACTCTGACAGCCCCGTATTGGCTCCTTGAGTTTACGCATGAGCAGAGCTTTGAATCTGTGACTTGCATTCTGCCAAACATCAGTACAAGCACATCAAGATTTGATGAGTTTGTGATTGAGGATTTGGTGGATGTAACTTTCCCATATGCTGGCTTTTACACATACAGAATATTTGAGCAGACATCTAGCACTAATTTAGATCCTGATCTAGCTGACAATCTATGTGAAGAGGGCAGAGCACATGTGTATGAGATTGACTCACCATCAAATGAATTTTCGACAACAATATTAAATAACATATATGAGTAAGATCACCAGCTTGTCATTCAGCAAGCAGTATCAATTGCCAATAGAGGAGAAAGATTCTCAAAGAGGCTTCATTAAATGGGGAAAAAAGAATGATTATCCTTTCTTCCTTATTGAGCTTCTGCAAGGTAGTGCCTGGCATCAAGGTATTATAAAGAATAAGACCTACTACATTGCTGGTGGTGGCCTTGAGGCAGTATCAGGTGATCTGACTGCTTTCCTTGCCAATCCATTTGCTGACTTTGACATGAATGAGATTGCTCAAAGAATGGCCTTTGACTTTGAGGTGTTTGGTGCAATGGCTGTGATAGGTACATGGAACAGAGAAGGTACCAAGGTGGTGAGATGGGAGCACATGGATATTGACCTTATCAGAATCACTGAGGATGAAAGACTGTATTATGTATCTGATGACTGGTCAGCTTTGCAGCAATCAGCAGAAAAGACAAATTACAGAAGCTATCCAGCACTTAATGAAAACAATCGCACTGGATCATTCATTCTATACTACAAAGAGCCATCTAAGCAAGCGAGAGGTGAGAAAGGAATCTATCCTAAGCCTCCTTACTATGGTGGTATTACAGCCATTCAGACAGATGTAGATATCTCTAAATTCAATATGTATGAGATACAGAATGGATTCAAGGCTGGTACACTAATTAACCTGGCATCAGGTGAGCCTGAAACATCTGAAGAGGAAAGAAGGATAAAAGAACAAATCAAGGGCCGTACACAATCTGTTGAGGATGCTGGTGAGATCATCATCACATTCAGCAATGGAGCAGATGAAGCTCCTACAGTAATGCCATTGAATGGTAATAACCTACATGAGAGATATGCCATGACTGAGAAGTCAGTGCAGCAGAATATTCTTGTGGCCCATTCTGTGGTGGCTCCATCCTTGTTTGGTATTGCTCCCAATGGATCATTCAACGCAGCTGAGACAGATGACTTGTTTGAGATCTATAAGAATACCTATGTGAATTCAAGACAGAAGCAGATTGAATGGCTGATGAATTACATGGTACAGCTATCAGGAGCCATTGGTACATTGAAGTTAGTTGATGTTAGACCAATTGTAGTAGCAGGACCAGTGACAGCAACACCAGTGACAGATACAACTGGAGCAACAGAAACTGCTGAAGTAGATGTGGCTAAATCAGCCTTGAATGGTGCACAGATTGCATCACTTGTTGAGGTGGTGGCTAATATAAAGGCTGGAGTATTGACAGCTGATAGTGCATTGCAGATAGTATTGGCATCATTCCCAACAATTGGAGAGGCACAAGCTCGCAAGATTGTAGGATTGCCAACAACTACACTATCTAGCTGTGATCATAAGCATGAATTCAGTGCTGATGAGATCACAATATTCTCAGAATATGGTGTTGATTCATCTGAATACAAGGTCCTAAAGACAAATATCATTGAATGGGATACACCATCTGATGAGGTATTCAGCAAAGAACAGATGATGTTTGCAACTATTGGTGAGGTCAAAGCTAATATTTCAGCACTAGAGAAATCAATCCTATCAATGCTCATTGATGGCGAGGATGCATCAGCTATTGCATCAGCAACTGGAGCCAGTGTAGAAGAGATTGCCAAGTCAACTGAGAGACTTATTGACTTTGAATTACTTGTTGATGGGGAGGTGTCTGATTTGGGAAAGCAATTGCTGGATGAAGCTCCAGCTCCTATTGATCAATTCATGGTGGTATACACTTACAAAGAAAGACCAGGTGTACCAAAGGTATTGACTAAATCAAGAGACTTCTGCCTTAGACTATTGTCATTGAATAGACTTTACACAAGGGATGAAATCAACAATATCAGCTCAAGAGTAGATCGCAATGTATGGAACTATAGAGGTGGATGGTATACCAATCCTCAGACTCAAGTAAGTACACCATATTGCAGACATATTTGGGTGCAACAATTAGTTATTAAAAAACAATAAGACATGAACTATTTACTATCTGTTGAGAATCTCAAGAAATTAGGATTGATCCACATGAATACAGATACAAAGATCCTATCTGTATGCATCAAGAGATCACAAGATATGCACTTACAGCCAGCACTTGGAACACCTTTATACAAGGCATTGCTGCATAGGGTTGAAACAAGTACCTGGACAGCGGACTATCTTACACTTATGAATGACTATGTGATTCCTTGTTTGGTAGCATTTGTTGACTTCAGAGCTGCGGCAATGCTGAATGAGAAGCTAACTAACAAAGCGGTGGGCCGCCAGTCAGATGAGACAATGACAGCCAATACAGATACAGAAACTGTACACCTTAGAGATATGCTAAGAAAGGATGCGTATTTTTACAAAGAAAGATTGATAGGATTCTTGAAAGATGACAATGGTGTCAAATATCCTGAGTACATTGTTTGTTGTGATGACAATGAATGCAATGAGAAGGTAGACAAGGATCACACTGGATACAAACCTTTAGGCTGGATAGTATGAAAAAATTCACTGCAAGCAAGAAACAAATTGACAAATTAAAAAATTACCTAAATGGAAAAGACTCTAAATCAAATCATGCTGGAGCTGCAAGAGATCGCAACACAGCACAGACAAATAAATGAGTTTTTTCAAGGTGACTTCCTTGATGCTATAAGCAGAGATGCTGCACAGTATCCTCTGATGGTGGCAACTTTGCAGCCTAGTGGGATGGGTGCTGGATATGTGAATGTGAATTTTGTGATCACCATCTGTGACAAGTACAATCTTTCAAACTATAGACAAATCAATGAGGTCCATTCAGACTGTTTATTGATATGCAATGACATCAAGACTACACTACAGCAGTACAGATGGACTGAGTTTTCGGATGTCACAGCTGAGATAGGCACAGATCCATTCATCAATCAAGGTCAAGACATGGTGGCTGGATGGACAATGCTAGTATCTTTGAGAGTATTTGACAATGAAGATTGGTGTGCCATCCCATATGATGACTATGACTTTGAGAATGGGAATCCTCCAGCTGGTAATTGTGGTGATCTGACAACGACTTACAATGTCTATGTTGATGGAGTGCTAGAGCAAACATTCACACAAAATACAACTGAAAATAATACAATCAATATAACACTAAGCTAATGGCAACTACAAATATTAACGTCACAAGTACAGCTCAAGTACAATCAGATTGGAGTCAGTCAGATAATACTGAGGTTGATTTCATTAAGAACAAGCCTACAATCCCAGCTGCTCAGATTCAATCAGATTGGAATCAATCAAATAATGCTGCACTTGACTTCATCAAGAATAAACCAACAATCACAGCTGCCACTAATTATGGACTCTTTGCTCAAACTGCAAACAGCACTTTAATTACTAACACTACTGCAGAAAGCAGTCTTATCAATGGCGGTGTGGGTACATTAACTATACCAGCAAATGGATTTCAAGTAGGTGATAGTTTTAGGGCTGTGTTTGGTGGTGTAATGAATGCTAATAACAATCAAAATATTACAATTAGAGTCAAAGCAGGATCTATTGTTCTTTTGAATAGTGGTCCACAGAATCTAGGGAGTAGTGTTATAAATGATGTTTGGTCTTTAAATATTGATTTTACTATTAGAGCTATAGGAGCTGCTGGTGTAGCATCTATTGTAAGTTTAGGTTCGTTTCATTATACAAAGACTAACAATGCTTCTGTACAAGGGTTTGGCTTTAACACAGTAAATAATACAACATTTGATACAACAGTTTCAAATGCATTAAATGTAACAGCTCAATGGGGCAATGCATCTTCAGGAAATAATATATATTCTGACATATTCATACTCAATAAGATATATTGATTTGGAACAAAACTGCATAATTTAACATGGATCCAATTGCAATTGCAGCAGCAATCAAAAAGAATGGGATGGTAGGTTTATTGACTCTCATCCTAGTGTTAATGTTCAATTATTTCACAAGCAGACTTGATGCTGTTGAGGGCAAACTTGAAAGAGTAGAATCTAAATTATATGATTGCCTAGAGGATCGCATTCAAACATCAGACAATGACATTCATTCAGGTGTAAAATATCCTGATCTGCTTGTTGGTATATTACCTAAAGAATTAAAATATGAGCCTAAAAGAAAGATGGCAGTCTAAGACTCCAAAGTTTTGGAAGAAAGTGCAGCGCATTGGTGTAGCACTTGGTATGATTGGTGCAACTATTGTGGCTGCTCCAGTGGTATTGCCAGCATCACTTGTCACAGCAGCTGGATATATGGTGGCAGCTGGTACAGTTACAGCTACATTGTCACAACTAACTAAGGAAGATGCTAAGTGATCACGTTACATTGGCAGAGTTTTGCCATTCAGATACTGCTAAGCGCAGAGGCATAGATAATACTATCACTGATCCTAAGCATCTAGCAGCTGCAAAGCTACTATGTGAGAATGTATTTGAGCCTCTCAGATTGCACTTTGCTGTACCTATTCACATCAGCTCAGGCTACAGAAGTGGTGCCTTGAATCGTGCTGTGAAGGGGAGTGCCAGCTCGCAGCATTGCAAGGCTGAGGCTTTTGATCTTGATGCTGACAGATATGGCAAGATAACTAATGCACAAATCTTTGAATATATAAAGGAAAACATTACCTTTGATCAGATGATATGGGAGTTTGGTAATGACTCACAGCCTGATTGGGTACATGTCAGCTACAAAGCAAAAGGAAACAGAGGTCAAATACTTAAGGCCAAAAAGATAAACGGTTCAACCGTATACCTAGCTTTTTCGTAAAGCCATCAAATGTGGTAATTTAGGTGAGAGTAGTCAGCAATGGCTGCTCTTTTTTGTGGCCCAATAAAAAAAATGTGAAAAAAATATGATAAGTATTTGCATATATAAAAAAGATAGCTATCTTTGACCATATCAATACCACAAAAGATGAAAGAAAAAATACTAAAAATTGACAAGCTCACTGTATTATTAAGTGACCTAAGAAAGCAAATCCAAGATCTTCAGGATGAGCAGATGTGTGAAGAGACATTCTACAAGCAATGCATAGAATTCATATCTCATAAAGAATATGAAGAGTATCTAGTGAAGCACAATAATATCTCAGATCAAATAAATATGCTTCTCAAGACATATGCACTTATCTCAAACGAGATGTCAAAAGTTTGTTTAAATCTAATATAATCAAGATGAAAAAAGCACAGCAAAAAGAGAATGAATTTGTATCATTCAGATCACCAGTCAACAGAATGATTAAATGGTGGAAATCAAAAGAATCAGATGATGTGAAAAGTGCATCATTTAATGTGAAGTTATATGAACAATTTTTAAAAGCAAGAGCATGAAAACAGCAGCAGTATTATTTGTCATGGCAGCCACTACAGTATTGTTTTGGTGGGGTGTATGGCATTGGTTTGAATGGGTAGGTGTTTATATAGCATTATCCTGGACAGCAATCATGTTAATTATTTACAAGATAAAAGCAAAGAGAAATGAGGACCTGGAAGATCACATATAAATTTAAGCTGAACAGCAAATCTAAATGGCAAGATGCCTATATAGTGCTACAAGCTAATAGCAGAGAGGATGCAATCAAGAAGGCTGACATGTGGCCGCCATTAATTAAAGCAGTACAAGAGATATGAATCAAATGAAAATGTACAGATGCATAAGATTGCTTGAACTATTACAACAAAAACCAAGACACTTGCACACAATTTCAAGATATCTAAATGTAAGTCAAAGAACAGTATACAGATATTTTAAATTATTCAATTCACTTGGGTATACTGTATCAAAAGATAATTATAACAAATTCATGATTATATGAAAAAAGCAACTAAACGAATACCAGTAAAATTCACATTCAATCATCCTGATGGCAGATTGCTTGAGAAGATAATATTCACAAATGATTTGGCAAAGTATTTAAAGCTATACAATGGATCTACTGAAGCTGGACTTAGATGGACTATGGTACCATTCAAGAAATATAGAGTTTGGCTAGAGGATTCTGTTGAGCCTGATGGTGGCACATGGTGGTATTGTTATCAAGATGCTAATGGCTATCTAAGACAAGAGGGCTTTGATCATCCAGCTGATGAGCTTGACACATTAGAGCAATACATTGCATGGGGATATAAAATTGAAGAGATATGAACACATCAATGATAATGGATCTAGCTGAGAAGCATGGACTAAAAGTAAGAAACAGAAAGCGAGAGCTGGTGTACAAGAGATACTACCTTTGGTCAGAGCTTAGAAGATGGCACAGCCTTGATGCCATTGGGAAGATGTTTGGAATGGATCACTGTTCTGTATTATATGGACTCAAGCAGCACAACATTTGGATGAGGGCCAAAGACTATGAATATCTAAAGACAATCAATGAGCTGCACAAGGAAGTACATGAAGATTATCTGCTGCAAATAGAAGAGGACAAAGTGTGGATGTGCGTGGACCATGTATCAGGCAACACGATTACATTGACGCTGAAGCTCAATACAGACCATTCTAGCCACTTTCTCGATAAGAGTGGATACATTACTAGGGAGGACTTAAAAGAATTGCTATGAGGAATAAATTACGACGAATGTCAGCTATTGTATATTGCCTTCAACAAAGGCCGTACACAATTACAAGACTGCACAATAGGATCAATCATATCCTATCCGATAATTATAGTCAGTCATCCATTGAGAAAGATATCTTCATGCTCAGAGAAGAGTTTGATTGCCCCATTGAGAAATGTCCAGCTGGACTGGTGATCCTAGAGGACTATGACTTCATTGCTAAGCTCACAGAATGGGTGCAGCTGTATGAATAAGAGGTGTGCACATTGCACACTTGCACAGTGCACACTAGATATTTTGTAAAAAATTACCACAGAAAAAAAGTGAAAAAACAAAAAAGGTGTGAAAAGTGTGCACTTTGCTCTGTATCCCTTATAAACACTGAGAAAATGGTGTGAAATTAGGTGTGAAATTAGGTGTGCACATTGCACACCTTGCACAGTAGTAAATTAATAAAATCAAATTTTATGGTGTTATCTTATTTTTTATATATTTGCAATATCCTATGCCGAGGATTAGAAAGAAAATTATTGAAAGCTCTTTCGGTTAGTAGTGCGGCATCACGAAAACTGGAAGGGCTTTTGTATTTTGTATCATGACTAAATCATATCTAAGAAAGTTAGCCTCACTGGGTTATTCAATAATACCAGTGGACCAAGATAAAAGGCCAATAGGATCCTGGAAGATAAACCAAACAAAGGCAAGATCAGCCGATGAGGTGGAGCAATTGGATTCACCATTGTATGGACTAGTTACTGGTGTTAATGATGTGGAATGCATTGATGTTGATCTCAAGGTTATTGTCGGACTGCAAGAGCAGAAAGAATGGTGGAAAGAATATCTATCTTTTATCAATGACAATATTGAGGACTTCGCTGATAAGGTAGTAATTGCCAAGACAAAGAATGCTGGATATCATATTCTGTACAAGTGCAAATTTCCAGCTGGCAATACTAAAATAGCTACATTAAAAGGCAAGAAAGAAGCTATCATTGAATCAAGAGGCACTGGTGGAATGGTGGTGCTATATGATAATTTTTTGTATTTTAAAAGCTATCATGAGATTGAATACATCAGTGAACAAGAAAGGGATATTATTTGGTCCATATCAAAGACATTCAATCACATTGATAATGTCAAGATTGATGCCCCTAAGAAAAGTGAATACAAGGCCACATCAGAGAATGATATTACACCTTGGGTTGACTATAACTTGAGACATTCAGCAATGGACCTAATCAGTGATGAGTTTACAATTGTAAGGAATACATCCACAAACTACATCATCAAGAGACATGGTGCCACATCACCACATTCAGGATATGTCTACAAGGATAGTGGATGCATGTATCTATTCAGCACTGGCACATTGTATCCGAATGAGCAGCTGCTATCACCATTTGCAATCTATGCCTATAAGTATCACAATGGTGATATGACTAAGGCAGCATCTGATATCTATTCTCAAGGATATGGTACTAGGAAGATTCCTAAAGTAGACTTTAAGAATGAGGTGCCTGAAGTACAGATTGATAGAATACAATTCCCTCTTGACATCTTTCCTCATGAGATTCAGCAGTACATCATTGAGTCAGCCAATACATTAGGTTTGTCAATTGATTACATGGGATCAGCTTTCATTTGGATGGCATCAGTGATCATTGGTAATTCTGCTAGGATTGAAGTCAAGCCAGGATGGCAAGAGATTGCAACAGTATGGATCGCAATAGTTGGAAAGCCAGGTATAGGAAAAACACCATCTATCAATCAGATGATTTTCCCACTGAGAGAGGTGAATGTCAGAGAGCAGAAAGAATATGTGAAGCAATATGCCAAATGGAGAGAATATGAAGCACTTGATAAGAAAGAAAAGCAATATGCTGAGGAGATAACAAAGCCAGTTAGTAAGCAGTTTCTTGTTGGTGATATTACTCTTGAAGCTCTTGTGGATCTACATGAGCAGAATCCAAATGCTGTGGGAATATTTAAGGATGAGCTCGCTGGATGGTTTAAGGACATGAACAAGTACAGACAAGGATCTGATCTTGAGTTTTGGCTATCATCATGGTCGGGCACCAGCATATCTCTTAATCGTAAAACATCCAAGAGTGCATTTGTTGACAAGCCATTCATTCCAGTGCTAGGCGGTATACAGCCATCAGTATTTGAGGACTTCACCACTGGTGACAATAAAGAGAATGGATTTGTGGATAGGATTCTCATCAGTTATCCTGAGCTAAATGTAAACCACTATAATAACAAGCATATTGAAGAGGATATTATTGAATGGTATAGATCCTTTGTCATAAACTTTAGAGATTCTATACAGCGCAATCTGTTGAAATTTAATGACAAAGGTGAGATTGAATCAACAGTATCTAAGTTTGAAAGCAAGGCAGTAGCTGAATGGATACGGATCCATGATCAGATTACTGATATTCAGAATTCAGATGATGAGAATGAGTACATGAAATCAATGCTACCTAAACAAAAGAGCTACATCCCAAGATTCGCATTGATAATCAACACAATTTGGTCAGCATTTGATGACTCAATCAAGATGGGGATAGTGAAAACTGATAGTTTATTGAGAGCTGAAAAGCTATCTAATTATTTTATCAACATGAGTAAGTTAGTAAAAAGAGATGTAAAAGAGAAAAACAATCTCAAGCAGATAGCAAGGTCAGCTGGATCAGATACTCATGATCAATTCATGGCCATGTATAAAGCAAATCCAAATATTAATCGCACCACAGCATCTGAGATCCTTGAAGTATCTAGGAGGACAATTCAGAACTGGGTTAAAAAACTAGAGAAAGAATGAAACAAATATCAATCATCATGATCCTAGCTTGGTCTACAATATTTGCCCTATTCATCAGTAAATTGTCAGAGCAGAAGAGAGTAGTACCAGCTGAACAGCACAAATTTACATTTGTAAACGCAGAAGACTGGGCAAGGGATACAACTTTAGCACCAGGTAAAACATTAACACTAGATAGAATTTATGAACAAGGAAAATAAACAAAGACTCATTGATCTTGAGACAGCACATCTAAAAGAGAAGTATCCATCAATGCCTGAATTCGCACTGGCAAAGACTAAGTGGGCCGACTCATCAGCTAATGCTCTAACTAAATCAGTGGTTTCATTCATCAACTTATCAGGCTATCAAGCTGAAAGAATCAATACTACTGGAATGTGGAGGCAAGGAGCAAAGCTGAAGGTAGGTGAGGGAACAAGACAGATGCCGGGCAAGTGGACCAAAGGAACTGGTACAAAGGGATCTGCTGACATATCAGCCACAATTAATGGCAGATCAGTTAAGATTGAGATTAAGTATGGCAAGGATAGACAGTCTGAAGCACAGATAAGATATCAAGAAATGATAGAGAAAGCTGGAGGAACATATCTAATAGTTAAGTCATTTGATGAATTTATTCAATGGTTTGATTTGTTTATCTCAAAATAATAATTATATTTGTTGAAATTTAATACCACAAATTATGGCAACAGTTAAAGAAAAGGAGAGTGCAGCTCCGGTACCTATGTACAAAAAACTGCATAACGCAAAGCTGGCAATCGGCAAGGTCCACAAGAATGCTCAGAGTCATCATTCAAGATACGCAGATCTCAATGCTGTACTAGATGCATGTGAGAATATCCTGATGGATAATGGACTGATCATCATGCAGCCTATCATTGATCAAATGGTCTACACCAAGATTATAGATGTTGACACTGGTGAACATGTAGAATCAATGATGAAACTGCCTGACTTACAGAATCCCCAGCAGCTAGGTAGTGCCATCAGTTACTATCGCAGGTACACATTGACTAGCATCCTATCATTGGCAGCAACAGATGATGATGGCAAGGCAGCATCTAAGGCAACTGAAGAGCCAAAGCCAGCAGCTAAGACATCACTTACAGATGAGGCATTTGGTAGGGCACTGGCCAAGATTGCAAGAGGTGAGTATACAGCTGAGGAGTTGAGAACAAACTATCTATTAACTAAAGATCAGGAGGCAAGACTATGAGACCAATGGCAATACAACAGATGGTAGAATTCATGCAGAGTGATGAATGGATTTTAATTAGTGACGATCTCAGATCAGAATGGATAAAAAACTTCTATCAGAAAGCCAAGCTAGAGATAATGACAGCCTATATTGATGGCAAGTACAAGTCAGAAGGCTATGAGAATTCAGAAGATTACATCAAACAAAACTTTGAAATATGAAATGGCATCCATCAAGCATAGGTAAGATCATGACAAACGCTAGAAGCAAGTCAGAGGTCCTATCAGAAACAGCAAAGAGTTACATCAAGTCAATTGCAAAGCAAGACTTCTACGGCTACAATATTGAGCTGAATAACAAGTACATCATTAAGGGCATTGAACAAGAGCAAGACAGTATTGATCTAGTCAATGCAGTCAGATTCACTGACTACAAAAAGAACAAGGTCAGACTAGAAACTGAGCTGATGACTGGTGAATGCGACATCCTACTGGATGATACTATCATTGACATCAAGACATCTTGGTCACTTGAGACATGGCCAGCAACAGCAGAGGATGGTGATGAGTCACTTTATGAATGGCAAGGCAGAGCCTACATGTATCTGTATGATAGGCCATCATTTGAACTGATCTACTGCATGGTGTCAACAGATCCAAACAATGATTTTGGACTGCTTAATCAGTGGGATAACATGTCATTGCATAGAGTGGACCATATTGATGCAGCAAAACGTATCACAGTTATCAGATATGAACGTGACATTGAGCTTGAGCTGGCAATGCTAGAAAGACTCAGACATGCATCAGAATTCTATGTGCAGTATATTAACAAGCTAAACAATAAATGATGGAAGTAATACAAGAGCATGTGTATGATATCAAGTCTGAATCAATGTATTGGAGGGTTTACTTTACTCAAATTTCTTTAATACCTTTGACAAATGAGGAATATCATGAGGTGTCTGCAAAGCTGGATCAAATCCTTGAGGACTTGGAAACCAGGCGAAAATTTATGGGTACTGGTAATTAATTTAATCTATAGAAACAAATAAGTATGGAACAGAAAATCAACAGTGGAGCAATCTTCAAAAACGATAAGAAGACTGCCGACAATCAGCCTGACTACAGAGGCAAGATCAATGTAGAAGGCAAGGAGCTTGAGATCTCACTATGGGTGAAGACAGCTCAATCAGGAGTTAAGTACATGAGTGCAGCAATCAAAGAGCCATGGGTAGCTCCAGCACCATCACCAGTATTGCAGAATACAAGTGATAAAATAAAGTCAGCAGCAGATGAGTTTGAAGATGACCTTCCCTTCTGATGTGAGCCTAAGTGATTGGATGAGAGGAGAGCTTCACAAGAGGCTTTCTTCTCGTTACAAGCTGACTCATCTGTCAGAAGATAGTGATTTGAACTATGCACAGCTGTGGAGGTTTTGTAATAGCAAGCCAGTATCAGAACAATTTATCAATGAGGTATTCAAATATTTAATAACTTCGGGATGTGTTTTGGAATAAGGAGGCATACAATATCGCTATCAAGATCACTGGAGGCTCAGAGCTATACCGTGACCTTGTCTCAGATGTATTCATCATACTCAGTCAGTACGAGATCCAAGATGCCGATCTTCCAAGAACATTTGCAAGATTTGCATATAATCAGTGGAAATGGCCTGGCAGTGAATTCAACAAGAAATTCAATCCCCCAATACGTCTGCTCCCATTCGAGACAGATGTTGCCTTCAAAGAGACAGAAGATGATGACCTATCAGAATATCAATGCTATCTTGATAACTACATGCAGAAGTCTCCTGAAGATGATCAAGAGCTATTTTGTAAAGAACTAACTAAGATGCATCTGTATGGGATGACTTATAGAGATATCAAAGCAGAAACAAATCTGCCTCTCAGAGTCATTCATGGTGCAATAAAACAATTCAAAAATGATTTATATTCTATTCATACTGGCGAGCCTAGGGATATCAAGAGCAATGATGACCTTTGAACTGCCTGATCTTAAACCACTAAACTGCTGGAGCTGCCTATCCTTTTGGACTTCAGTAATCTTATTACTGATGTATGACTGGCACACTGTTGGCATAGCATTCATCACATATTTATTAGCTGATATTATACAATCATGGGAGAGCAAGCAATGACTGATCAAGACAAGTATTTTGCCATGATTGGTGCAATACTACTTCGTGAGCTACACAATAGCAGAGAGCTGAGAAGAAAGATAAAAGGCACAGCCTTAGAAAAGAAACTACTTAAAATTATGAAGCCATGATATCAAATGAGCTGATGAGCCAGGTGCAGAGATTTATGAAGACAAGATCCTTTGCACTGAATGAAGAGCTAAAAGAGGAGCTGTCCATGTGGCTCAAGTTAAACAAGAATATTGTGCTCAATAAAAGATGTGGCACATGCCTGCGGAATGCAATGAGAGATATAACAGCTCACATTCAAGAGAACATCAACGCAGAGATTAAACCAGCTAAGATTCAGTTTATTGGAACAAAACAATATAACTATGAGAGCATGAGCTACAATGATATGAAGGCACTGGCAAAAGATAGAGGACTAAACTTAGGAGCAGCACCAAAGAAAGCTGACCTACTTAATGCATTGAAATCATGATTGTAGCTCCTATTCCAGTGAATGGCAGAAGGCCACTGCTCAAGATCACAATCACAAGACTTCAGAATGCTGGAGTTAAAGTCATTTGCATGGGCCATGATCCTGAAGATAAGGAGCTGTGCATCAAGCTAGGTGCCGAGTGGATAGAGATATCCAATGATCCACTAGGTGCGAAGTGGAATGCTGGATTTATGGCAGCTAAGAAATACAATCCTACTGGGGTGCTATTTGTTGGCTCTTCTGATTGGGTGTCAGATAATTACATCAAGGAGGCTGAAGATAAGCTCAAAGAGTTTGACATGGTAGGAAAGCTAGGATGTCACTTCATTGATGTGGATGATAAGATCAGACTTGTCAACTGGACTGGATACGGCAAAGGACCAAGATCCTATGAGCCTATAGGTATTGGCAGAATGCTATCAAATAGATTCCTTGACAAGATCAACTGGCAGCCATTTGACAAGAGATTGAACAGCGGACTTGATTGGGCCATGTGGCTCAGAGCAATCATCAGTGATGCATCTATTGGTATATTCGATGCAGATGAGATACAATTCTTGTCAATCAGTACAGATAAGTGGGAGAACAAACATAAATTTGAGGATCATTGGACTGGCAAGTTAAAGAGTGAACGCATCACCGGCAAAGAACAGATTGCATTCCTTCAGTCATTCCCTGAGATATATGATTTACAAAATGAACTATGCGGAGAGTAAAGGATAAAATAAACACCAACAGCATGGTATTTTGGGATGATTATTATGCTGGTGTTGATATTGAGGAGGATAGGCTGATAATCTATGAGCAACTGTCTGAGATCCTAAACCACATAAAATTCAAGACTATCCTAGAGATTGGATGTGGCACTGGCATAGGAGCTGAATATCTGAAAAGTAAGTTTGATTGCATCTATACTGCATCAGACTTCTCAATGATAGCTGTCAACAAAGCTGCTGACAAAGCGGATCACATTCAGCTACTAGATATCAGAACAGATGAGCCATCCAGTCAATACGATGTGATTATCATTGCAGAAACACTAGAGCATCTTGAGAATCCATTTGAGGTGATTGACAAATGCAAGAAACATTGTAAATATCTTGTGCTATCTTTGCCACTGGATGAGCCTGAAGATTGTGATGCTGAACATATTTGGTACAATATTAATCCTATAGACTTTGCTGATTACAATATACACATGGTCAATACAAACGAAAGCTATTTTCAAATAATTATAACATGAAAAAAGAATGTAAAAGATGCCTATTCACTTCTGACTTCGCTGTCATAGGTAGTAAGCAATGCAACTATTGTGATCTACATGATGAGCTACAGCAACAGTCAAATCCTGAAGAGCTCAATGGAGTTATCAACAGAATCAGAGAGCATGGCTATGGTGATAAATACGATTGCATCATGGGCATCAGTGGAGGACTTGACAGCTCAGTGCTACTGTACACTGCTGTACGTTACTGGGGCCTCAAGCCGCTAGTCATTCACTTCGATAACAACTGGAATGCACCACAAGCTGTGCACAATATGCAGCAGCTCATCAAGAAGCTGAATGTGGATGCAATCACTTACCAGGTGAACAAGTCAGAATATGACAAGCTGAATGAAGCATTCCTTTACGCTGGACTTCCGGATGCAGATATCCCTAATGACATAGCAATGACAAAGCTGATGTACGATACTGCACACAAGTACAAGATCAAGTACATTCTCAATGGTCATGACTTCAGGACTGAGGGATCAACACCAGCATCATGGACCTACATGGATGCTAAATACATCAGATCAGTCTACAAGGCATATACACAAGCGGAGCTAACTAATTATCCACTATTCACATTCAAGGATCAACTTTACTATGCACTGAAAGGAATCAAGAATGTAAGACCATTCCACTATGGATTCGATAGAGAGACAATGGAGCTAGAAATGAAACGACTGATTCAATGGCAAGACTATGGCGGCAAGCATTGTGAGAATGTTTACACTGAGTTTGTAGGTAGCTTTCTATTGCCTAATAAATTTGGCATTGATAAGAGAATAGTATACCTTTCTGCACAAGTCAGATCAGGCAGATTGACAAAGCAACAAGCTAGAGAGCTATTCGATATTAAGCCAGAGTTTGATATGACTAAGCTGGGAGAATACGAATCCAAAATAAATGCACTAATTAACCTTCGCAAAGGTGACAGAGCCAAATATGAGAAGTACAACTTCAAAGCCTATAGGCCACTGATATGGATCCTGGCAAAGATGAAGGTGGTGCCCTATACATTTTACACTAAATACTGCAAGTAATGCCAATACCTAAACCAAGACCAGCAGAGTCAGAGAATGAATTCATAACTAGATGCATGGCTGATGAGAAGATGACAGAAGAATATCCATCTACTCAACGCTATCCAGTATGCAAGTCATCATGGCAAAGAGCAAAGCAAGAATTTCAAGATAGCTATAATGACTATCCTGATGCTGTAGTGAACAATGCTAGAC